TCTTGAACTGGTCGCGCAGAATTGCGAAGTCTGCGGTCTTGATGAACTCCGTAATCTGCAGAGACATCGCCCGCAGCTCATCGGCCAGCGGCTGCAGTAATGGCTCCAAGAATGCATCACGGGCTACCCCGAGGCTGTTGGTCAGCTGGGTAACGGATGCGTTGAAAGTCGAGCCGAGAATCAGCGCGGTGCGCTCTGCGGCCCCGGCGCTATTGCCAAGCTCTGCGGTCAATTCGCGCAGGCCGGCGCCGCCTTTGTTCACCAACGCCAGGATTGCAGGCCTGCTTTCGGCATCGAGTGCGACCAGCGCCTTGCGACCGGCCTCGCCCTTTTCGGCCAGCTGGGTGATGACCTCGGTGAAGTTCGTCGACTGGATGCCGACATCGCGCAGCGCTACAGAAAACTTGCTGGCGGGGTCGAGCAGCTTTGAAAACACGTTCCGCAGAGCGGTGCCGGAGCGTTCGCCGCGGAACCCTTCGTCTGCCAGCTTGCCGATGATCGCCGAGGTTTCCTCGAGACTCAGCCCGAGCGACTTGGCCAGGGGTGCCGCGTAGCTCAGCGACAGCCCCATCAGTTGCACGCTGGTTTGCGTTTTGTCGGCCGTGCTGGCCAGGACATCGGCAACGCGCCCGGCATCGGTGGCGGCCAGGCCAAACTGCGTCAGCGTGGTGGTGGCGAATCGCGCGGCATCCGCAACAGACAATTGCTGACCCTGTGCCAGCTGCAGCACCGGGTTTAGCGTTTCAATTGCGCCCCTTGCATCGAAGCCGGCGCGCGCCAGCTCGGTCAGACCTTCGGCAGCCTGCACGCTGCTGAACGTGGTGGTCTGACCGGCTTTCTCGGCCGCGGCTTTGAGTAGGTCGAATTCCTCAGCCGTTGCGCCAGTGACCGCCTGCACGGCAGCGAGCGCATCCTCGAACCGGCCCGCCTCAGCGAGCGCAGGGCCAAGCCCAAACCCGCTGGCGACCGCGCTCAGCCCCTTGCCGAACAGCTCGATCGTCTGATTGAGCGATCCGAACTGCTGATTGAGCTGACCAAGCCCGCCGCCAATTTCGCGCAATACCCGGCTAACCCCATTGATGAGGTTGAGGGTAATCGTTGCAATGGTCATGCCAGGATTCTCTGAATTCTGCGGGTGACGTCTGCGGTAACGCGAGTTCCGACACGCTCAACGATCGGCGCGGCCACTGCGGGGTTTTCCATCATTGCCGGAACCGATGGCCCGAAAATCCCTTTGATCGGGTAGCGGGCCGGGCCGACTCGCATCAATGGGACTTTGTTGGCGTGCGAAAACCCGCGGCGAATGGTGATGGGCGCGCCTGATTTCAGGATGACGAATCGATAGCCCTGGCGGGTTTGGCGGCCTTGGAAATGCTGCGCGCTGATTGGCTTGCCGTTGGCTTTGATTTCGAGCGACAGTCGCGTTTGATCTGCGCGCACAACGATCGCCTGCGCAACGCGGCCCTGCTTGATTGCATAGCGCGCGGAGATAGCACGCTTTGCCTCAGTCGCTGCAGCCAGTCGGGCCGATCCGAGTACGCGCTTGAATTCCGTTTCTGCGTTGGTCGCATTGCGCCCAAGCTGCAGAATCAGGCGATTCAGTTCGCGCGTGTCGAACCCATTGCTAGCCACGCGCCGCCGCTCGGTTCAATGCGGCCTCGCACAGCCGGCCAGCGTCAGCGGTGGCCAGAAACAGCGCGTGCAGCTTCTGCGGCGTGATCCCGCCCAGGCTTGCGGCCAATCGCGGCAAGCCGACTTCTGTGGGCAATGCCATGACCTGATCGGTCGTCATGCCCATTTCCCGCGCCAGCTGCGGGACCGCGCTCAAAATCATTGCAGTGAATTGCAATCCGGATTTGAACTTTTCGGCGCTGGCTTGCCGTTGCTCGGGAGTTTCGCCGGGCTTTTCTCCGAACATGCCCGCGGAGAATTGCGACATGATCGGCAGATTGGCTTGCAATTCCGCCAGCGTGACGACTGGCAGAACGGAATTGTTGTCCATGATTTCCCCAAAGGGGCCGACGAATGCCGGCCCGTGAGTGAATTACACCGGCCGCCCGTCAATGATGATTTGCGGGGTTGACGAGTCGCGCTCATTCACACCCAGATTGAAAGTGCCGCTGGCGACTTCCGATTCAGTGATGAACGGCAATTCGCCATCCGGTGACAGGTTGCACGACGAGATAAACAAATCCCGATTGTCACCCTCGGCATTGTCGGCAATGAACCGGAATTGACCGGACACGGCACCTTCACCGGAACTGGTGATCTGGGTGCGCGAGTTCGCCACCGGGGTATAGCCGGCATTGAAGCTGAGATAGCCCTCAGTGACCTCGGTATACAGCGCGCAGGCCAGCCCCAGATTTGCGCCAGCCACGACACCGAAGCGGCCGGAATCAGCCGACAGCGTGTAATGCGTGGTCACGGTGAAAACGCTGGTCGTGCCCAGGAACTTGACCGCCGCGGTTCCGTCGGTGGTGGCCGATCCCACGGATGTCGTGACAAAGCTGGGCGCGGAACCTGCGCTGGTGCCGGCGGTCGTGACCAAAAACACATTGGTACTCGACTTGAAAATGTCGCCAACCGCGTACGCCGTCGAATCGGCGCGCGCCACGGCATTGACCAGCTCATAAAGGCCGATGGTCACCGAAGTCACACCGCGAACGCCGGTGATGTTCGAGGTGGAAACGCCCAGCTGGTATTCGCGCCCCGATTGCGCGTTGTAGATGCGCTCATTGGTGACCGGGGTCGCGGTCTGCGTGATGGTCTGCGTGGATCCGGCGACAAACAGCGCGAGGTTTTCGGCGCTCATGTCCTCGATGGTGACCGCGGCATCGAAGGCAACCGAAATGGTCACCGACAAATCCTTGCGGCGCAGTCCCGAGCGTGAGCTGAAATGCTCGGCCTTTTCCGATGTGATGGTGAGAGTAAGGCCCGGGACGTTGCCCAGGTCGCGCTCACCCAGCGGGACGCCATTTGCATCGAGCTTGGCGAAATAGCACACGCCGCGCCCGAATACGTAGTTCTCCGTTTTGGTCAACGGGGTGTTGAATGCCATTTCGCTCTCTCCAGAAACAAGAAAGCCCGCATATGCGGGCCTCGATTGGTTGTCAGTTTGTGTTGCGGTTACGCGTCAGGGTCGCCCCATTTCTCCGTGTAGGTGCACTGAATCGTTACGGTGACGCCCTCGAACTGTTCGCCGTCGACCATCGGGAACTTGTCGGCGCGGATCAGTTGGAGCGTTGCCTTTTTGCCGCTCGCGTCGGCGATATGCGTTCCAATGCATAGCGCCCGCTTGATGTCGCCGAGTTGCTTTTCAGCCTCCGCGCCGATATCCGCCTGATCGCCAGTGATCGCGCTGGCAATCGTGATGGTGTTGCGCACCAACATTGACCGCGGGCCAGATGCGGGCTCATCGCCCGATGGCGTCGTGTATTCCTCCAGCACGGATTGCACGACGAGCCCAGGCGAGTTTGTCGGGTCGATCAGTTCCGGGCCTTGCACAACCTGGTCGCCCGAGTCTGTTGCAAATCCGTCGGCGGATTGAATGGCCGCCAGCCGCAGCTTGACGGCCTCGATAAGCGCCTGGCTACGGGTCATGCCACCACCCAAAGCGATTGCGACTCATCCTTTTGAACCGGGCGTTTGACCGTCATCACTTCGGATCCGATCGTGAAAACGCCGCCCTTTGTCACCGGCCCGGTTTCGGCAACATTTGCCGCAATAGTCGTGACTTGCGAATAGGTGCCGTTGTTGTCCATCACTCGCACCTCGCGATTGACATACACCGTACACGGCACCGGCTGCCCGCCCGGTGCTGTGTAGGTGGCTGAGTCAGCAAGGCCGGCGGCTTTGAACAATGGCGCAGCGATTGCATCGAACTGCGCCAACCAGGGGTTTGACATGGCGTCAAACTCAGGTCTTCTTGCCCAGCATCAGCACTTTGGGTCGGGTGCAATAGCTGAGCGGGTTGCTCTGCGATTCCATTTCGACCCGCTTGCCGTTCGGGGTCATCCACTGCTTGGCGTAACGCGGTCGGCCGATGGTGTTGACGGTTTCGACGTAATCGGCCGGGGCGTAGACGGTGCGGAACAGACCCGGGGTTCCGATCGGGAAGAAGTGCGCCTTGTCGGTGTTGACCATGGCCGTACCGCTGTTGGAGCCGCGGTAGTTTTCCCACACGATGCCGCCGAACTCGAAAGCGCCGTAAATCTTGGTGCCATTCGGCAGCACATAGCCATCACGCAGGACCTTGGCCATGTCCGTGTTCTTGTAGCTGTTTCGAACCTCGGAATGCTTCAGCAGCAAATCAAAGAACGAATTCCCGCAGAGGGCCACGACACCGGTAAAAGGCACGCCCCCCAGGTTGTCAGCCATCGTGCGCACGATGCCCGCGCACTTTTCACGCAACACGCCATCAACCGGGCTTGCGTTGTCCAGATCGAAATCGACCTCGGTTTCCTGCGTTACGCCGAACTCGGTGAACAGGTTGTAAAGCGTGGTCCCGTCCTGGTTGAGGATGATGCCCTTGACCGCGCCCAGACGCTGATATTCGAGCGTCGGGTCGAGCACATAGTCAACGGCTTCCTGTAAGCGCTGATTGACCAGAGCGGTCACTGACTGCACATCGGTTTCACTGCCCCACGCGCGCACACCCTGCACTTCGTCCGCGTTGATTGCGTCGTCGTGCTGATAGTGCGGGATGACCAGGGATCGTGCATTGCGCTTGTCTTTGGCCTTGGTCTCGCCAGGGCCGCCACGCGGGGTTGGGTTCAGCAACTTGAGAACGCCGGAGACGTTCTCGATCATGATTGAGAGCGTTGTGACGCCGCGCTCATCCCAGTTGATCAACTGACCGCAGCGGCCAGGGGTAAACGGAACATTGTTTATGCTGTCGGTCAGCGAGATAACGCCGAACGCGTCTTGATTGAAAACGTCCAAGCTGGGCATTGCAGGTTCTCCAGGAACGAAAAACCCGCCTCAATTGGGCGGGTTCGGATGGGTCTTGAATGGCCAGCGTTGGCGGGCCAGAAACGAAAAAGCCCGCCTAGCGCGGGCTTCAGGGTTGGCGGTTGGCTTTGGTTACCGGACGAAGATCCCGCGGTTGGCCAGTTGCGCAGCACCGCTTGCTTTCACTGCGGTATTCACCGACGGCCACACCAGCTCATTGGTGTTGCATTCGGCGTCGCGGTGGACCACGACACAGGCGACATCACCGGCGGATGCGTCGGTGCCATTGAGCAGGATCGCTGCGGCAATATGCCGGCCGTCGAAAGTGCCCGGGGTCCACGCTGCGTACTTCGCGCCCTGAACAACGATCAGGTTTGCGTAATCGCCGCTGGTCATCGTCCCGGCATTACTCAGCGTGAAATTGACGTGGCTGGACGTGTACGCAGTCGCGACCTGTCCGCGGCGGAGCTTGGTCCCGTCCGGCGCGATCACCTCGAATTCAGCCGTGCCGGAGGTGGCAAGCAACTGGATTCGATAGCCCCCATTCTGCGCATCCGGCCCCAACGAAATTGCCGAGAAAGCGCCGGTGCCGGTACCCACCAGCACCGGGGTTCCGGCCGCGGTCACGGTCAGCGTGAACGCATCGGCGGCGGTCATCGTGCCGGCGGAGCTGATCAGGAAATTGAAGTGAGTCGATACGTACGCGGTACCAACGGCCCCGTTCGCGAGGTAGGTGCCATCGGGCGCCAGCACCGTGAACGCCGACGTGGCGGAGGTGGCCAGCAGGGTGATCGTGTAGGCGCCGGCTTGGATGTCCGGGCCAAAACTCAGCGCAGTCATGGCGCCGGTACCGGTGCCGACAATCGTCGGAATCGGGGCGGCCGCCTGGATGCGGTTGACCTGTCCCATCACCGCGCCCGCGGCGAGGTTCTGCCCGGACAGCAGCACGGCATTTTTGCGCGACAAGGTGCGGTTGCCCTCCGACAGCAGGAAACCTGCATCGTGGGTGGTATCGGTGAGTGCCATCGTGGTTCTCCGTTACGGGTTGTGCTGCTGTTGTTGGCGCCGGCGGTCGTAGATCGATTGGGCGCTGGTTCCGCCCGCAGCGACTGGCGCGGCGGGAATGCTGGTGCTGATCTCTGGTCCGTCCTCGGCCTTGGCTGCAATGAGCTGGCTGCGTACGGTTTCGATCGGGGTGTGTTTTGCGGCGTAATCGCCGGCAACGCTGCGGATTCCGGCTGCGGCGCAAAGGTCGTCGCAAGCTCGGGCGTGCAGGATCCGGGCGTCTACGGTTTCAGGGGTGACTGCGGCTTCCGGCGCGATCAGGGCCATTGCCAGCTGTGCCGGCAGCTTGGCTGCGTGGATGCGGTCGGCGATGGCGCCGCGGGCGAGCTGGGTCGCCTGCGCCTCGGTCAACACGGGGAGTTTTTCCGTCAGCTCTTGGGGAATTTCCACCGCTGATGCCGATGCTTCGGTGCCCTTGGCTTTCGGCTTTGACCAGTTCGCCGGCTTGCCGCCGGCTCGGATGTGTTGCAGCAGATCGGCATAGGTGCCAACCCGATCCGCGAACCCGATGGCTACGCCCTGCGCGCCCTGGTACACCTGCGCCTCGGTGGCCATGACCGCATCAACCGACATGCCGCGATACCGCGCCACCGACTCGGCAAACATGGTGCGCATGCTGTCCATCCGTTCCTGGAGCCATGCCGCGGCAGCTGGTGCCAGCGGAGCATGTGGTGTCATGTCGTTTTTGTGCTCGCCGGAGTGGATTGCGGTGACCTTCACGCCGAGCTTGGCGTCGTAGGCGCTTTGGTCGTAGTGGTACGCAATCACACCAACTGAGCCCACGCCACCGGTGCGGGTCAGCCAAATCTCGTCACAGGCCGCAGCGATGGCGTAGCAAGCCGAGTAGGCGTAATCGTCCACCATCGCGTAAACAGGCTTTTTGCCACGACTGGCCTCGATGTAGTCGGAAAAGTCGAACAGGCCAGCACCCATCCCGCCGGGCGATTCCATCCGCAGCACGATCGATTCAGCTTCGCCTGCCTGGGCCTTGTCGTAAGCCACGCGCAACTCTTCGTAGCTCAGCGGCGGGGCCTCGCAATAGCCAGCCTCGAACCGATTCACGAGTCCGCCGCTGATGTTGATCACCGCCACCGATCGCCCGGCCGTGGCAACACCCATGGAATCAGTTGACGGCGGCGCAATCTCGCCAATCTGGAGCGTTGGAGGTCGGGCCTCGATCGCGCCGGAGAGGTACGCGCCCACCAGCTGCTCACCGATTGCCGGATGCACCAGCAGCGGCTGCCCAATGACCGCGGAATAGAGCTGCGTCACCACCGGTGCGCGATTCGCGCGACCAAAGAGCCGCGCCAGCAGGCCCGGCTTACTGGAGTTCGTCATCAGGATTTCCTTTCTGTGGTGCCGGCTCCACCGGTGCCGGTGTCCGTGCATCGGTGTCAAATTTCAGTTCGAGCGCGTCGGCCCGGTCTTGGTCTGCGCGGATCTCCGCATCTACCTGCTCGGGGTCGTCCCCGTTCGCGAGAATCGTTGCGCTGCGACTCTGCAGTCCGCCGCGAATGGCCTTGAGGTCAGCGGTCACGTCCTGCACCGGGTGGCTGTAAGGCCAGCCCTGCGGCACCCATTGCGACTCGCAAACCTCGTCGCGGATTTCGGCATAGCCGGCAACCACCAGCGCGCCGACCAAAACGGCCGCGTCCATGTAGGCCTCGCGGATCGATTGGCAGAATTGCGGGATGAAGTACACCCACTGATCCATCTCGATCAGCCGGCGGAACTCGTTGAGGATCAGTTTCAGCGCGCGATCCGAAACGCCATTCAGGTCGCCAGTCAGGATTTCGTACGGCACGCCGCAGGCCGCGGCATAGGCCAGCAGGTGCCCGCGGATGAACTCCCAATAATTGCTGCCAGCATCCGGCGGATCGCTGAAAATCGGCTTGACCCCGGGCGGCAATTCCTGCGCGGTTCCAGGCTCAAGGCCCGCAATCGGCGTGTCGTCGTCGTCCGTGTCGGTCTGCATATCCAGCCCGATGCTTTCGGTCGACGCCTCCGCCTCTCGCGTGTAGAACATGGCAAACAGGTTGCCCAACTTGTGCCGCTCAAGCACGGCGTCACGCATCTTCGCCATGTTCCACAACTCGACCATCGCGCTGGCCATCCCGGGCATTCCGCGATGTTGGCCAGCGCGTTCGGGCTTGAAGATGTGGCGGATCTGCTCCGCCGGAATGCGCCGCAACGTTCCACCATCGACCACGCCAGTCTGGCATTCCCCCGGGTGCGCCGGGTACATCCAATACGCAGCACGGCGGCCGATGAAGTCGAATTCAATCCCGGCGCGGATCGGGTTTCCGTTCGGCGCCGTCGCGTAGTAGTCCCGCGGGCACTGCTCGGATTCGATCAGCTGGATCTGCAGCGGCACCGGCAGACCGTCGGACTGGCGACGGCTGCGCAGCCGCACAAACACTTCGCCTGCCTCGCGCCATTCACGCCACGCGATCGCCTGCAGGCCCTCGAACCACACCGCGCCATCGGCGTCACAGTGCTTGCAAAACCGCTTCCACAGCTTGGCCTCGGCCTTGCGCCAGGCCTTGCTGCCCCATAGTGCTTTGCACTGGATTCCGACACCAACGCCATTGCTGACGCTGCGCTCGATCGCCGCATGCGCCCACGGGTTGTTTCGCACCAGGTCGCGGCTTCGATTGAGTACGACGCCCGCACCAGACTGGACCGCATTGGGGCCGCTGGAGCTCGGGCGCCAGATGCCAAGGCGCCGGCCCTGGCTGGCCGCTTCGTGCGGCGGGGTGACGGGCTGCTCGCTCACAGACCGGTCCCGGTTTGCGTCATGCGAAACGTGCTTTTGCGGCGCGTTCCGGCGGCCGTCTGCGATTCGGCCAGGATCAAATCACGCGCCCGGATCAGATCGCTCATGCTCCGGTAGGTGATCGTGCGGGATCCGGACGTGATCGACAGCGCGCCCGATGTGATCGCGGCGTTGATTGCCGGCAGATCGGCGCTGGTGAAATTGTCGGACATTCAAGACCCCATGTAGGCACTGGCTGCGCGCCGGAGTGGCCTCGGCGCTGTTTTTTGCGGTGCAACACCCTCACGGCTCACCAACACATTGCGCTCCCAATCCGCAGCCCATGCCGGCGGCTGCGCCCAGAATTGCGGCGTGTCGGCTTTCAAATGCGCGCATTTCGCACGGGCGTAGACGGTCAAATCGAACGCTTCCTGTGCGACCTTGCCGTGCCTGATCCAGCCTTTCGGCCCGCGAACTTCTGCGGTCAGCTCCGCGAATATCTCCGGATCCAGCCAATCGGGCAGATGCGCTGCGCCGTTTCCGTCAATTGAGCGGGTTAGGTCTCCGCTTACTGCGTCTTTCAACTCGCGCG